GCAGCGCTGGCTGAACGCCGTGATTCGCGGCGACTCCCAGGAGATGCGCGCGCTCTCGACCGGCACCTCGGGCGCCGCGATCCCGACCGACCTTGAGCGCCGGATCATCAACAAGCTCCAGCAGTCGAATGTCCTGCGCAGCATGTGCCCGATCACGACGATCGACTCGAAGCGCACGATCTCGGTCGAGGGCTCGCTGCCGACTACCTCGCTCGTCGCCGAGGCCGGATCGATCACCCCGACCGATCCGTCGTTCGGCACTGCCATCTCGGTCGTGCCGTACAAGTATGTCACCGCGACCAAGATGAGCCAGGAGTTCATCGAGGACGCCATCGGCAACGGCGGCATTGGCTCGGGCCTCCAGTATGTCGCAGAAAAATGCGGCCTCTCGATCGGCCTGAAGCAAGAGGAGGCGTACACGACCGGCACCAACAGCTCGCAGCCGGAAGGCATCGCGGGCTCGTCGGCGAACACGAAGTTCGTCGCGGCGTCGCAGGTCACCGACCTCGCGGGCCTGGCCGTCACGACTGTGACCGGCGACAACCTCATCGACACCGTGCACCTCGTGCCGGTGCAGTACCGCAACAGCCCGCGGTTCTCGTGGCTCATCAGCGACACCTTCCTCAAGACGGTGCGCAAGATCAAGGTGAACACCACCGACTATGTGTGGAAGGTCGGCAACGAAGGCGGCATCACGAACGGCGCGCCCGGCACCATCTACGGCGTGCCGTACCGCATCGGCCAGTATGTGCCGACCGCGACCGCGAACAACAATGTCTTCGCCGTCGTGGGCGATTTCAACTACTTCGAGATCTTCGACCGCACCGGCATCACCTCGATGATGGACCCGTACTCGGCGGCGTCGACTCACGAGACCACGCTGTATGTCTACACGCGCACGGACTCGAAGATCACGCTCGCGAACGCGTTCGCCGCGATCACCTGCTAAGCCATCTTCTTCTTCGCCCTGGCTGGGGGGGAAACCCCCCAGCCGGGTTTATGAGCATCCCGCTACTCACGATCAAAGCCGCCCTGAAGGTGGACTTCGATGACGATGACCGCGAGCTCACGAGGCTTCGCGAGGCCGCTGTCTCGCTGCTCGAACGCAAGACGCGGCTGAACTTTGAGACGGCCGCGCAGGTCATGCGGCTGCCGAAGTTTGTCGATTCAATGTTCGCCGTCGTGCCGTATCAAAGCCTCACCAGCGTCACCTACACCGACGGCTCGGGCGCGGGGCAGACGATGCCGAGCACGGACTACTGGGTAGACCTCACCGACGCCGCGCCGGTGCTGCGGTTCCTTGAGCAGCCCGCGCAGAAGGAAGGCACCATGGTGGTGGTGAACTACACCGCGGGCTACGCCGACCTTCCCGCGGATGTCGTGCACGCCGTGATCTCGCTCGTGGGCCACTGGTACAACAATCCCGAGGCCACGCAGCCGATCGCGCTTCAGACCGTCCCGCTCGGACTTGAGTACATGATCGCCCACCTTTCCACAGCGAGCATGATCCGATGATTTCGGCCGGCCGACTTAAGTGGCTTGCGACCGTGCAGACGCCGTCGACCTCGCAGGACGCGCTCGGCATGCGCGTAGAGACTTGGACAAGTGGCGCGAGCTTCCGGGCCGACCTGCGCAACGACTCCGGAAACGAGACATCCTACGCCGACGGCGTGGCCGTCCTAAAGAGCTACGAGGTCCGCGCGCGGTGGCAGGCCGTCCAGGGCGCCGGCCTCACCGAGGTCGACCGACTCTCGATCCGCGGAAAGACCCTGCGCATAAACGCCATTCGCAACCTCGACGAGGCCGACCGCGTCGCGGTCATTGACTGCACGGAGGTCGTATGAGCATTGAGAGCGCTGTGCGCGCCATGCTCACCGCGGGCACCACGATCAACCTGGTGCCCGACGCCCGCATCACGCACGGCTACCGGCTCCAGGACACCGCGCTGCCGGCGATCACCTTTGAGGTGGCTCAGTACACCGTCGAGGGCATCGGCTCGTCGCCGATCAGGCGGTGCGACATCGAGGTCCGCTGCGTGGCCGAGGCGACCGTCGACGCGCTCGCGATTGCCGCGCAGGTCCGTTCGGCATGCGTCGCCGGAACCTACGACGGCATTATCTTCTCAGCCGTGATCGACACGGGCGGCAGCGCCGACGCCGCGACCACGGCCGACGGCGACGAGTCGCTTCCCGCCGAGTACGCGCAGACTTTCACGATCTACTACACGGAGTAAGCCATGGCACTGAGCACCAAGGTCTCAAGCATCACATGGAACGCGCTCACGATCACCTCGTGCGGTTCGTTCACGATCAGCAATAACCGCGAGACGGTCGATGTCACCGAGATCGGCTCGAACACGCGCGCCTTCATCTCGACCGTGCAGACCGCGACCGCATCGTGCGAGATATTCTACGATCAGACCGAGAGCTCTACCGCAGCGCTTGAGTCCGCGATCGGCACCGGCACGGCCGCTACCCTTGTCGTGACCGTTACGACCGGACAAACCTACACGGCCTCGGCGATCGTGACGCGGTTCGAGATCACTGGCTCGGCCGGTGATGTCGTGCGCGCGGCCGTCGACTTTCAGATCACCGGAGCCGTGACGGTCGCATGAAGTCGATTCGAGACGCCCTCTCTCTTGCGGACCATCGCACCGAGGTGTGCGGTGCGGTGGTCACGCTTCGCCGGCCGTCGGCGCTCGACCTCGTCGAGGCGATCGAGGTCTCGCAGAAGGACCCCGGCAAGCTCTTCGCGTGGCTTGCCTGGCGCCACCTCATCGAGGACGGCAAACCCGTGTTCGCCTCGCTCGACGAGGCGCTCGCGGCCGACGGCCTCACGGTGCGCAAGATCGGCGAGGCCGCGGAGGCGCTCTACAGCGAAGGCCGGGACTGAGCCAGGCCGCGCGCGGCGTGCTCCGCGCGGCCACGAGATACCTGAGCACGGACCTTGCCCGCATCCCTGTCGCGCTGATCAATCACGAGCTCGACATCCCCGACTGGGAGGCAATCCGTGTTCAACTTGCTCAGGGCAAAACAGCGCGCGGAACCGCTCACGAACCAGTTCGCGGGCGGATATTCGGTGCAGTTCCGCATGGAGCCTGAGTCGCTCCGGCAGCTGTATGCGAGCCTCGACCAGTACGAACCTCGTGCGCGCCGCACGATCATGCGCGGAGCGCTTCGCAAGTGGTCGAAGCTCGTGGCACTTCGGATGAAGGCAAACGCCTACCCGAACGCCGTGCAGACGAAGCGGCATGTGCTCGCAAAGGTCAAGACCTTCCGCCGCGCGCTGTGGTGCGGCGTCGGAGTTGAGACCGGCTACCGGCCGCCTGGGCAGGAGCTTCGCGGCCGCTACGGCGAGCTTCTGCCTGGTTGGCGCTCGCACCTGTACGAAGTCGGTTGGCGCGCCTATCCGCGCAATTATCTCGGCGACGAGGCACGCCGTGCCGGCCGTGGCAAGGGTTGGCGCAAGGGCATTCGTAACCGCGGCGGCAGGCTGCGCTACGAAACGAAGTACATGTCTCGCGCCTATTTCGCGAACCGCAACACGCTTGCGCCGCAGCTTGAGAAGGCGATCGCCGAGTACAACCGGCGCATTGCTCGTGCGAGCGAGCGCGCAGCCAGGAGCACCAAGTGAGCCAAAGACTTCCCGCACTGAAAATCGCCGCGAGCGTGCAGACGAGCACGATGAACCGCGGCCTGAAGGACGCCGAGGCAAAGGTGGCGGCGAGCGCGCAGCGCATGCAGCGTGCCCGAGCCGTCATGCAGCCGACGCTCGGTGCGCTCGGCGCCGGCCCGCTCGGCAGCGTGCTCGGCGGCATTGGCGCGGCCGGCGGCGGCCCGCTCGCTCTTGCGGCGGGCGCGATTGCCGCGCCCATTCTCGCGATCACGAAGACATTCGAGTCGATGATCGAGGCGTCCAAGGGCGCCGGCGAGGCGCTCGCGAAGTTCCAGGCCACCGGCGAGCTCGCGGCCGGAATGAACAGCGTCATGCTTGAGCGGCTTGCCGCGATCGAAGCCCGCACGAAGGGATTCGGCGAGGTGCCTGGCTTCGGCGCCGGCATCGCGTTCGGCACGGAAGGCCGAAAGACGCTCGGCGAGGAGTTCACCGTGGAGGCGAAGAAGCTTCCGACGATGGTCGGCGCATACCTCGGCAAGCTCTTTACGGCTGAGGGCGGGCTTACCGAGCGCTTCAGCCAGGCGTTCACCTCGGCGCTCGCCTCGGTCGCTCCGCAAGGACAGGCTCAGTATCTTGAGGCGCTCATGCGTGATCCGAACCGCCGCGGCACGCTCAACGAGACCTTCAGCATGACGCCCGAGTCGGCGAGCGCCCAGGTGCGCGAGCTCCGCAAGATCAACCGGAACCTCTCCTAATGGCGACCACGACGAACTTCACCTACAACCTGCTCTCGAGAAACACGCAGGAACCGACGCTCGAGTCTGAAGGCGTGATCACGATGGAGATCGTGGTGCAGAAGACGCCCTCGAGCGGCGCGCCCGTGCAGGTGCTGAACCCGGATGACATCCGGCAAATGCGCGAAGAAGGCGTGATCCCGTGGACCGGAGCGCTGTTCCCTGGCGCTGCGACCGCGACTTGGGAGAAGGTCGCCCGATTCCGCAGCTACACGGCCGAGTTCATCGACGGCGGCAAGGCGCTTCGCGTGGGGCTCCGGTGGACCACACGCTATACGATCGACGCGGCAACCTTTCAGGGCGGCTCGCCGACGCGCCAGGTCGTGCTCCCGATTAGCGTGGAGTATGTGACGCGCACGCGCACGCTGAATTTGTACCGCGCGTCCTGGACAACGGCACCGCCGAGCGGCTCGGACGCCACCGGCGCGGACATCGGCGGCACATCCCTTCGGCAGCAGGACCAGGGCAGCACGATTCAAATCCCGCAGGTCGGCGTGCGCATGCGTGCCATGCAAGATGCAACCGTGACGGCCATGAACACGGCCGCGGCGACGCTCTCAAGCTACGCCGGATACAAAAACTCGGCCACCTTCCTTGGCTTCCCGGCAAACACGCTCATCTGCGAAGGCGTTTCGATTAGCGACGCGCAAGATGAGTTTTATGAGGTCGTGTTCGAGTTCCTGTACGACTACTTCTACCACCACGAGCAGGTTCCGATTTGCGACGCCGACGGCAAGCCGAAGCGCACCGCGGCCGGCGAGCTCGCCGATGTCCGGTGGAAGCGCCTGCCGCGCTCAAGCGTGGATTTCAACCTGATCTTTGCGGGCGATACGCGCCTGAAGGCACGCGCCGAGACCGGGTGGTTCACATGAACATCGGACGCGGCGGCAACCTGTCTCGCGGCGAAGCCGACCTTGAGCGCGTCCGGCGCGTGCGCCTGGACGATGAAGCGGCCGTCGGCATGCTTGCCGTCATCACGGGCGCCACCGGCACGGCTGTGCCGTACCAATGGATCTACTCGTGGTCGGCCGCCGAGCTCGTGTCGGCAAGCCCGTATACGGCAGCGGCCAAGGGCACCGGCCTGCAAGGCGAGGCCGTGAGCATGTCGGAGATCTCAAATGGTGCGAAGGTGTCTTATGGTTTGACGGTCGCGAACCTTCCCGCGGGATTTCAGCCCGTTAGAATCCCAAACGGCACTGCGGTTTGGATCGTTCCGTGGCGTCAGAACAACGGCGCGCTCCTATGGTTGATTCTCAACACGCAAGCCGTCGATGGCTCCTGCCCCCCGTGAGGTACTTATGAGCTGCGTTCCGATCTACAACATGAACATCGTGCAGGGCGCCAATTTTACGCTCACTGTGACATTCTCGGCGCGCGACCTCACCGGCTACACGGCGCGCACGCAGGGCCGGACCGCGTTCGATGAAAACCATACCGTGTTCGATTGGACCACGGCGAACGGCTACCTTGCGATCTCGTACAGCGCGCCCGACACGACGCTCACGATCACCGCGACGGCCGCGCAAACCGCGGCGCTTGGCGCACCCCCGATAAACCAAGCGCACGGCGTCGAAGGCGTGTACGACCTTGAGATCGTGTCGCCCGGCGGCGTGGTCGAGCGCGCCTTTCAGGGAACCTTCTCCGTGTTGCCCGAGGTAACCCGATGAGCGACCTCATCATCACGCAGCCCGCCGCGAATGTGCTCACGCTGTCGAGCGCCGCGCCGCAGTTCGCCGGGCTTGCAAGCGCTTCGAGCGCGATCACCGTCGATGTGACGCTCACGAACGCGAATCAGGTTTACGACATTACGAGCGTGAGCCTTTCCGCAGGCACATGGATTGTGCTAGCGCAATGCCAGTTCTACAGCTCGGCGGCCGGCGTCACCTCGTACACGGCGCGCATCCTGAATGCGTCGAGCGGGGCCGTGCTCTCGTCGAGCAGCTCGATGCACCCGTCGCAGACGGGCGGCGTCGCGAACGCGAACACGGGGTGTCTCGTGACGCTCACGGCGACCACGACTGTGAAGCTCCAGGCGACTGCAAATGTGAGTTCGCGCACCGTTCGATACCTCTCGTCGCCCGGAAATTACGACAACGCCACCTGCATCCAAGCCGTGAGGATCTCGCCGTGATCGAGCAATTTGCACCGGCCGTTCCCGTCGTGACTGCCGTGCTCGGCGCGGCCGCCTGGTTGCACAACTCGCTCGGCGCGCTGCGCGTTGAGATCCGCGTCATCCAGGCGCAGCTCAACAACTACGACCGACGGCTCGACGAGATCGAGCGCGACATCCGCGACTTACAGAAGGAGCGCCACCAGTGAAGAGCTACCGCACCACCATTGCCGGAATCGCTGCCATTTGCACGGCCGCCGCGTCCGTGCTCACCGGACTTGCCGATGGCACAGCGATCGATTGGACGGCCGTCATCGGTGCCGTGATCGCGGGCGTCGGCCTCATGGCCGCGCGCGACAACAAGGTCACGAGCGAGCAGGCTGGCGCGAAGTGATCTATGCGGTGCTCCGCGCGATCATCGACTCGTTCGTCGAGTGGGCCTCGAAGCCTCGCGAGGTTCGCCTTGTCGGTGGTGGCAAGCGCTTCGCTGACCGCGTGCGGGCCGAAATTGATCGCCGCACCCGACAGCCCGATGCTGATCACCGAGGCGACAGGCCACGCCCGAGTGGCCGTGCATGATCCGACCACGGGCCTTCTGATCGATTACGGGTGGATTCCCTGCTCGGAATTGGTCGGCCAAACCGTCGTTACCTACGAGTGGAGCCCCGATGCCCGCTAACCCGTACTGGTGTTGCTGCGCAAGCGGCTCGTGTGACTGCACGCTCCGGGATACGGTCTACGGGCAGACGATCAACACAGGGTGTTGTCACCTCGACGATGAACTGCTCCTGTGGTGCTATCGACCGGGGTGGAGCAATGAGGTTTGGCTCAATTGCTCCGGCACGAGCGAGGTGCACTACAAGGTGACCTGGGCATCGTGCGAGCCAATCGTCGCGCTGTACAAGTACTTTGGCTGCTTCTATCGGGTGGCCTACCCGCCCGCGCTGATGGGCGCCGAGGGGCTTTGCAGCCTTCCGCGCGGGTGCAGCGTGCCGGGCTGCTCCGGGCCGCCACCGAGCGGCACGACCACCTGCGAGCCGGGTGGCGTCGACTGGCCGACGGCCACCGATCCGTGCTGCGCCGGTGCGGGTGTCGGCTGCCAGTGCGGGACCTCGTGGCTTACGAATCGCATGCGGTTCGTCATGCAGGACGGCGACGCGCGCTACCCAAGCCCGTGCAAGTGGCTCGACGAAATGACCTGCTACGCGGGCGGCGCGAGCGTGTGCGGCTCGGGCAGCTTGTACAACCAGTTTCTCGGCGTGGTTTACTTCGAGCGGCACTGGAAGATTCCGGATGGCGTGTTCAGCAAGGACTTCTGCCCGCCGAGCGTGCGAATCTCAATCCCGCCGTGCGACAACTGCACCGAGGACTACAACCCGAACCCGAGCACGGCCGTGCCGTACTGGTTCGCGTACGCCGGTGCGGGCGTCCCGTTGTTCCTGTGTGATGTGAACGACGCGCTTGCGCACGGCGTGATATCGTCGCAGGAATATACCGACCTCCTCACGGCGCTCTACTCGCGCGTGCAGCCAGATCAGGCGATCCTGTGCAAGATGAAGGAATACTTCACGCCGGGCGATTGGCGCGACGAGCAGGTCGCCGCGTGGGGAGAGCTGGACGATCGCTTCCCTGAGGCCGGATACGCCGCCTGCCCGACGGCACCGTGCGACTTGCCGATGCTCGGGCCATTCCGCAAGCGCTGCGTGCCGAGCACCTGCGCCGTCAGCGCGCAGGCGTGCCTGCGGCGATCGCTGATGACATCGACTCATCAGCTGCTCAACCCGAGCTGCGGCGAGATCGCCTACCCGGGAACATGCCGCGGCGCGACCGGCGCGGCCGACTATCAGTACTGGGCCGATCGGCAATGGACCTATTGGAGAGGCGTCGAAGGCGGCTGGGCGTGGGGCTGCGCCGATTTGAGCCCCGAGCAGTTCCTTGCGGGCACCAATCGCAATAGCCTGAACTGCGTGCTCGGTCTGCGCAACCAGGTGCGGTGCGACCCGAGCAACCTCGACCTGCCGTGCAACCCGAGCGCCTCGCCGTGCTGCGGGCAGTTCACCGGCTCATGCTCTGGATGCATCTCGCAGTCGTGCTCGCCGTTCACCGCGTCGTACACATGCTTCGGCTCGGCGTCGTTCGTGTGCTCGGGCCTCGTGGCGCAGCCGTTTTGTCAGGGCATCCGGTTCAACGGATTCCTCTACACGATGCAGAACAACCTCAGTCAGCCGGTCGATCCGCTGATGAAGTGCTCGTACAACGCCTTGAGCTACCTCGTCTCGGCAAAGCGCTCGGCCGCATGGAACGGCAGCTGCCCGATGTCGTGCGTGGCGCAGGACCCTCCGCTCGCCGTCTTCAACAGCTGGCCCGCGATCGCGCCAGGCGTGCTCGGGGAGCGCGTCATATGCCAAGCGCTTGACGCTGGCAGCCCGAACTACAGCACGGCGAGCCTGTGCTGCGGGAACCACTGCCCGTCGTTCGACGCGTCGAATTGCGCGTGGTACGAAGAGCTCGAAGGCACGACCTCCACGATCCGGAATGTGTGCGCCGCCAATTCCCAGTGCCCGCCGACGCTCTCGGCCGACCAACAGGCTTGCTTAGGATTCAACCCAACATGTCCGTGAACCTTGGATACATCCCGAATACGGCCGTCACAAGGCTCGTGGACGCCCCGCCGCCGCCGCCGAAGCCTGAGCCCCCTCGGCGGTGGCGTGGGCTCGGCGACGCCCTGCACGCGGTTCTGCGGGCAATTGGCGTCGTGCGGTTCGTCGAGGCTCGCACGAAGGCCACCGGCAAGCCGTGCGGCTGCGCGGCTCGGCGCGAGGCCCTCAACAAAATCGCGCCTTTCCCCTCAAGCGACGCCCCGCGATAATCCGATAGCGTTATCGTGGTCGCAGCGGCGCTAGCTCCTCGGCGCTTGCCACCTCCACAGTGCCCGGCAGCAGTGCACCCGCTGCTGCTGGGTTTATGACCGAACCCACAAAGAAGAAGACCCGAAAGGGCTACGGCGTCAGCCTTGACGCTAAGACGCACGCTGCCATTATCGCATTGGCCAACGCGCGCGAGCGCACGGCCGGTGCTGTGGTCGCCGACGCCATCCAGTGCTATTTGCAGCTCTTCGCGTGCAAGAGCTGCTCGACTGTGGAACCGAAGAAGGAAGTTCGCAATGCCTGACCAATGGGGCTACTTCGCCGTCGCGGCCGTCGCTGCCGCGCTCGTCCTGATCTGCTGGAATCTGCCCGAGGGGAGGTCCAAGCGATGAGCAAGGGAACTGAACTGGCGCGCGTGGACGCGCCGCACATCAACGCGCTGCGGCAGGATCTTGCCGTGGTGAAGGCGATGGCACCGCAGATTGTCGGCCGGTACGCCATCAACCTCCAGGGCAAGGCGTACATCACCGTCGCCGGTGCGACGCTGCTGGCGAACGCCCTGGGCTACGCCGTCCGCGAGGTCGGCGTCGTGCGCATCGAGATCCCCGGCGCTGGCTGGGCGTGGGAAGCCACGAGCGAGATCATCGACACCGAAACGGGCAACATCATCGGCCGCGGCTCGGGCATCGTGTGCGACGATGAGAACCCGTGGGGCAAGCGTCCGATGTTCGCTCGCCGGGCGATGGCCTCGACGCGCGCGGCCGGTAGGGCGCTTCGCCTGAGCCTCGGGCACCTGTTTGGCTACCTCGGCGACAAGGTCGCGACCACGACGGCCGAGGAAATGCCGGAAGAAAATTCGTGAAAACCCCCCCTGCACCCCCCCTTGCGGGGGCTTGACAGGGGAGTTACGCTCGGCGGCGACGCGTAGCTCCAGCGAAGCGTTCGTCCGTCCGAGCGTAAATCTCCCCTGCTCAAGAGCACCCGGAGACAAGGACACACAACATGACACCGCAAGAAGAAGAAAACTGGCGCGCGTGTGCGACCGCCTTGTTCGGCGCCAATCGCATGAACCGAGTGCCCGAGCCCGCGCTGGCGCAGCTCCTGCGACGGCTCCAGCATCACCGCGCGATTGAGGCGCTTCGGAACTACCGCGAAGAGAAGCCTTTCAAGGGTTTCTACATCGACAAGTTCGCGGCCCATGTTTCAGAGGCCGACGCCGCAGACGAGGACGGGACGGACGGCGCTGACAGCGCCGCCGCCCGCCTCGCAGCGGAGCGCGAGTACAACGCGCAGCTGCGCGAGCGCGTCGAGGCCGAGAAGGCCGACGAGTGGACCCAGTTCAGGGAACTTCCCGAGCGCGCGCTGGTCGCCGCCCGCGAGCGCGGCGCCGCCCTCGGCATCGGAACGCTCGACCGCGACCGAGGCTTCCGGCTGCTCGCGATCGACATGTACTACGGCCGGAGCCGCGAGAACTGGGAAGGCCCCAATGCGCGCTGGCAGACCGCGCAGAAGACCGCCCGCAAGCCGTTGCAGGACGATGTCGAGGCGTGGCGCATGCGTGCAATCCACGAGATCGAGCGGCTGCGCGTGAAGCTGCGCGACCTCCAGCTCAAGCACGGGGAGGTTGTCGATGTCACCTGAAGAAGCCGACGAGCTCTTCCGCGAGATGGCGCTGCTCGCTGGCGATTACGCATGTCTGCGCCGCGAGGTCAAGGCGTGGCGCGCGGAGTACCACGACCGTCCGAAGACCAAAGACCTGATCGACGCGATGCGCCGCACCGACGAGCGCCAGGCGCTGCACTTGGAGAACGACCTGTGAATGATGACATCGTGACGCGGCTGCGCGATTTTGCAGCAAGAATTTGCTCCGTACGCGGGGACACAAACCTAGACAACAAGGCCGTGCTTGCTCGCGCCGCTGCCGACGAGATCGACCGGCTCCGCGCCGACCTTTGCAATTCTCGGGGAGATGCCATTCTCGCTGCACATCTTCTTTGGGATGCTCGGTGTGATATCTGCTACGAGATCGCACAAGCAAAGACCAATTTGCCGCAAGGTCACGCCGACACGGTTGTGGAGGCGAAAGCCGAGGCAGATCGGCGCGGCTGGGACTGCTTCAAGGATGGCGGCAAGTGAGAGAAGAACCGCTCAACCCCTACGGCGGCCCGCCGTTCCACAAGGCGCAGGGGACGCCGCCGTCGAGCGTCGAGCGCGGGACGCACGGCGGATGCGAGTGGGCCAACACGATGGCGATGCGTGCCCTGTCGCAGGAAGAGCGCCACGACTTCGAGGAGTCCATCGAGCTGCTCAAGGTGCTGACGCACGGCAAGGCCGAGGCGAGCGCGCGCGCCGTGATCGGATACGCGCGATACCAGCACGAGCGGGCCGACCTGCTACACATCCGCGCCGACGAGCTCATCCGGCAGTTCAACCGGCTGCGCGACGAAATCCACGAGCAGCGCAAGGACCTTGCGCGTTTGCGCGATAGGCTGCGCAGGGGCGCGGCGCATGTGCGCCACGATCGACCCAAGGAAGACACGCTGGCCGTACTGGAGGGCGACGGATGAACAGCCGAGCCAAGGGCGCACGAGGCGAGCACCTCGCGTGCGAGGCGCTGCGATCGATCGGCATCGAGGCACGCCGGAGCGTGCAGTACTCGGGCAAGGGTGGCGACGATGACCTCATAACGAGCGTTCAGGGCATCGGCTTCGAGGTCAAGAACACCGAGCGCCTGAAGCCGTATGCGTTCATCGACCAGGCTGCGCAGCAGTGCAAGCGTGGCTCGGCTCGTCTGCCGGTGGTGCTGATGCGCAGCAATCACCGTGAGTTTCTTTGCATGTTTCGACTGGCCGACCTTTGGCTAGTGATGGAGCGCTTCCATGCCGCGAAAGTTCAAGTTCGCGATTACCAGCAGCCGGAAGTTTGAGCCCGAGCGGCCCGAATGGCACCTCACTAGCGGACGATGGCGCACGCTGCGTAATCGCTGGCTCATGCAACAGCCCACATGCGCGAGGTGCGGGCTGCATGGCGAAGAAGTGCACCATGTGGTGCCGCGCCATGTAGCCCCGCACCGTTTGTACGACCCGACGAATCTGATGACGCTGTGTAAGGCGTGCCATGTGGCCGAGCACCACGGCAACGGCCCATATGGCGAACGGCCTATTGAAGGCCCTCAATAGGCCGCAGGAGGGGGGGGTAACCTTGGGTGTTTAGGCCCCCCCCTGCTGCCCGCCTGTAACCTCTGAAAAAACGATGCATCAAAGCCGCGCCGCCGTTCAGCAGTACGCCGATGATGTCCTAGACGGCCGGATCGTGGCCGGAAGGTGGATCTACGCCGCCGCGAAGCGCTTCCTGCGCGATCTTGAGCGCTCCGATGTGCGCATGGATTGGGACGAGCTGGCGCGCCTGGACGGCTTCTTTCGGTCCATCGGGCTCGTCGGCGCGGCTACCGGCAAGCCATTCGAGCTGCACCCGTGGCAGTTGTTCGCGCTCGCGAACCTGTGGTGCTGGCGGTGGTCTGACACCGGCACGCGACGCACCATGATGGCCGTCGTGCAAATCGGCCGCGGCAACGGCAAGACCACGCTGATGGCCGGGCTCGCGCTATACGACCTCCTGAGCTCGCCGGGCCGCCGGGTGTACGCCATGGCGAACACGGAGCGCCAAGCGATGCTGCTCGTGGACACCGCCAGGACAATGGCGAACGGGCTGGAGCGCGAGAACATCGATGTGCTGCACAGCAGCATTGAGCTCAAGGGCGCGGACAGCACGCTAAGCGCCCTGCCGAACAAAGCCGCGAGCATGGACGGCCTGAACCCAAGCATGTGGATTGCTGACGAGGCTGCCGAGTTCCGGTCGCGCGAGGCGCTGGTCAAGCTCACGACCACCGGCGCGAAGCGCTCCGAGCAGCTCGGCGTGATTATCTCGACGCCTGGCACCTCGACCGACAGCGTCTACGGCGAGTGGGTTGCACGGTGCGAGGCGATCCTCAAAGGCGAAGCCGAGGATGACACCTTGCAGGGCATCCTGTACGGGATCGACCCCAACGACGCGGCTGAAGACGAGGGATGCTGGATCAAGGCCAATCCGGCCATGCCGCACGGCACGCCGGACATCCGCCAGCTGCGGCGCTTTTGGGCTTCGAGCAAGACCACGGCCGCGGGCCGCGGGGATTTCACCCGCTACCACTGCGCGCGCGTGAGCGAGGAGGGCGAATCGTGGCTAGACATGGCGCTGTACCCGGCCTTCGAGCCGATCGATTGGGAAGCCCTGCGCGGCCGCACGGCGTACGCCGGGCTCGATTTGAGCAAGTCAAACGACATGTCCGCACTCTGCGTTGCCGTCCCGCTCGACGATGGCACGGTCGCCGTACGCGGCGAGTACTTCTACCCCGCCGGTGAGATCCGCGCGCGCGAGCTGGAGTACCGGCTTCCATTCCGCAAGTGGGCGGAGGACGGATGGCTACGGCTTTCCGCCGATCGCGAAGTAGATTACGAGGCGATTCGCGCGCGCGCCGGTGAGCTCAAGAAGGAATTCACGCTGCGCGAAATCGCATACGACCCGTGGGGCTCCAAGTACCTGGTTGAGCAGCTGGAGTTTGACGGCGTGCCGATGGCGTCGATGGCGATGGGTGTCCGCATGTCGCCGGGCTGCATCTTGTGGCAGAACATGTGGCTCGGCCGGAAAATTAGGATCGACCCCCGCGACCCGATTATGCGGCGCGCTTGTCAGACTGCCGTCGTGCGGCGCGACCGGAACGGCAACCTAATCCTCGACAAGAGCAAGCGCACGCAGATCATCGATCCTCTTATGGCTGCCGTGATGGCCGTGCACCTGTGGGGCGGCAAGCAAGCCTCATGTTACGAGGAATAATGTTTAGAACCGGACGCGCCTAAGACTAGGTGCTAGCGTTCGCGCATGCTGCGCGGACTGCTACAGCGTCTCTTCGTCCAGCCTTGGTCGGCGACCTATCTGCCGAGCGAGTCGCTCTCGATGCCGACTGTCACGCCGCTGAACTCGCTGCGATACACGCCGGTGTACCGCGCCGCGACGCTCATCGCTGGTGACATCGCGCGCACGCCTTGCGAGATCTCGGCAAGTGGCGCGGCTTCGCTTTGGGCCTCGCCGAGCCGCTACATGTCGGCGTTCGAGTTCCGCCGCAGCATGACGCTCCAGGCGCTTCTGTGGGGCAACTCGTTCGCGATCATCAACCGCACGCGCGGCGGCGAGCTGGTCGAGCTAATGCCGCTCGACCCCGATGGCGTTTCGCTCGACCTCGCCGGGCCCGAGCCGATCTACAAAACGCGCATCTACGGCGACATCGCGGTCGCCGACATGCTGCACCTTCGAGCGCCAGGCGTGTCGGGCTTGTGGGGCGAGTCGCCCATTAACCTGTGCCGCACGAGCATCACGCTGCTGGCTGCGCAGGAGCAGATGGCGCTCAAGGCATACGAGAACGCCGGGAATCCCAAGATCGCGCTGGTGCACCCGGGCCCGCTGTCGCTCGAAGCCCGGCAGCGCATCATGCAGGACTACGAGCAGAAGCATGCCGGTAGCCTCAACGGCGGCCGCCCGCTCGTGCTCGCCGAGGGCATGCGCATCGAGCGCATCAGCTCGACGCTCGACGATACTGGGCTCGACGGCGCGCGGAAGTACAGCATCGGCGATGTCTCGCGCATCTACGGCGTTCCGGCGTCCTACCTCTCGGAGGATGTCGGCTCGTCCTACGGGACGATGGAATGGCTGTCGCGGATGTATGTGGACGCGTGCCTGTCGCACTGGTTCGCGACCTGGGCAGCCGAGATCGTCGCGAAGCTTGCGGCACCGTTCGACACCGTGACTTGGGATACCGACACGCTCGCGAAGCCGGGCGTCGCCGAGCAAATGGCCGCGCTCCGCACCGGCGTCGAGGCCGGATTCCTCACCCGCAACGAGGCCCGCGCGCGGCTCGACCTCGCGCCGCTGCCCGGCCTCGACGAGCCGACGCTCGCGCTCAATGTCGGCACCGGCGGCGGATCGACCAACATCGGCACCGACACGAGCGCGCAGGAGGGCACTGCCAATGATTTCTAGGCGTTCGATCGACGCGACCGAGCAGAAGCTCGACGGGCGCACGCTCGCCGGATACGCGGCCGTCTACGGCGAGGACTCGCGTGAGATCGTCGAACAGGGCCGCGCGTTCGTCGAGCGGATCGCGCCAGGCGCATTCGCCGAGACGCTGCGCAGCGGCTCCGATGTGAAGTTTCTCTACAACCACGACCCGGCCGCGCTGCTCGCGCGCACGAAGTCGCGCACGCTGTCGCTGAAGAGCGATCGAAACGGGCTCGCCTTCGAGGCGTCGCTGCCTGAAACGACCCTCGGCAACGATGTGCGCGAGCTGCTCGCGCGCGGCGACCTCACTGGCGAGATGTCGTTCGGCTTCTTCGTCGAGGACGAGTCTTGGAACCGCACGCGCACCGAGCGCCTGGTGAAGCGCGCTCGGCTCGTCGAGGTGTCCATCGTGCAGGACGCTGCATACCCACAGACCAATTCAAGCCTGCGGAGCGTTTCCGCGGCTGCTATCGAGGCCGCGCGTCTGCGGCTTGAAATTCACCTGCAAAGGATGAACCGTCATGGATGAGCTGAACGAGATGCAGAACACCGTGCACGAGTACCGCAAGGCGCTCGATGCTTTCTCCAAGCGCACCGGCCAGGCGACGCAGACCGTCGAGCTCCGCGGCTCCGGCGAGGAGCGCGAGAAGATCGCGCGCATGGATGCCGACCTCACCGCGATCGAGGAGCGCGCACAGCTTCAGGCGCTTCAGCTTCGCCTGGCGAAGCTCGAAGCGCAGCCGATGTTCGAGACGCGCGCCCCGAAGGCCGCGACCATCGGCGACGCGAACGACCGCAGCAGCGAGGCGTACGCGCAGCGCTGGCTGAACGCCGTGATTCGCGGCGACTCCCAGGAGATGCGCGCGCTCTCGACCGGCACCTCGGGCGCCGCGATCCCGACCGACCTTGAGCGCCGGATCATCAACAAGCTCCAGCA